ACTGGACCGAGCGGGTCGCGCCGCTGGGGAATGTCACCTGCCACTGTGTTGCCGTGGTCTGCGGTGCCGCCGTTCTGGCCGGTGCGCCCCCCGACGTCGACACGGTGGTGATGGTCCGTCCGCAGCACATCAGCGTGTTACCTCCTCGATCTGGGTGGTGTAGGCGGCGGCGAGCTGGTTGCGGAGCAGTGCGGCAGCCGCCGCCGCCTCACCCGACACGTCGGCAGGGATCGGATCCGGCGTGTCGATGTCCGCTGTCGAGGCTCCACCCGGCCCGGCCTGGTCCGGTACCGGTTCGACAGCGGACGCCTGCGTGATGAGCCGATCCGCTACGGCGTCGGCGATCCGGGTGATGTCCAGTTCGGCGAGCCGCCCGGTGGTGCCCTGGGCCGCCTGCCGGCGGGGGATGGTGCCGGCGGCGGTCAACGCCATGACCCGGCCGCCGCGGCGTGCCAGGCGCGGCAGAGGGAAGCCTGGCTGCTCTGATGCGAGCGCCAGGACCTCGATGAGCTGGTGCCGGCCGGCAACCTGCCGCCAGTCTCCGGACACATCCACGCCGGCGGCGAACCGTGCCCGGTCGGGCTCGTCGAGTCCGGGGGCGACGATCCCGGCAACCCAGATCGCGCCGTTGCGGGCGTCCTCGCCGGCCCGCACCCACGCGAGGGTGGTGAGCTGGTCGTGGTGGGCCATCGCGGCGGCCGCAGTCAGGGTGACGCAGGCGTGGTCGTCGTTGGTGCCGCGGCAGGTGCCGCAGCGGCAGCGGTGCGCCCCGTGTCCGGTGGTGATCCGCCCGACCGCCAGCAGCTCACCGGACTCGGTGTCGAGCGGGTAGCGGTGGAAGGCGCCGTAGCCGGTCTCGTCGACCGGGGCGGTCACGCACGCGTCACGGATCCCGACGTGGCAGGTCGAGTGGGTTGCGACGTGCCCGAAGATCCTGCCGTCGTCGGTGACAGTCAGGGGGGTGATCGTGTCGAGCTGCGGGTCTGCGAACCAGTCCGGGTCGACGGTCGGGCCGGCCGGGGCGGACACGGCGGCGATGAGCGCCGCCTGCGACTCGCACTCCTTCTTCCGTTTCGCGTCCTGCCACGGGGCGGTCACGGTGTCGTCATCCCACTCGTCGGCCATCCGCTCGTACAGGCCCTCGACCACGCCCCGCATCGCCTCCTGGTCAGCCTCGGGAATCGTCGTGCCGCCCCGGGCGCCTTCGAGCGCGCCGGCGACCGCGAACACCGCGGCTGGCACGATCACACGCTCACCGTCGACCAGGTCGACAATCCCGAACCCGTAGGCTTCCCGGGTCTCCTGGTCTGCCTGGTCGTCGGCGTAGAGGAATCCGCCGGCGTAGCAGCCCCAGTCGGGCTCGTCGCCTTCGATGCCGCAGTGCTCGGCCAGCCGTCCGGCCGCGGCGTCGCCATCCCACTCGGCGTCCCGGTCTGCCAGCGGCATGTCGTCCCACCCGGACGACCGCACCGCCGCGGTCAACGCCGGCTCTGGGGTCGCCACGAGCTCGAACGGGCGGCACTCGGCGAACGCGGGGATCGGCACCAGCGTGGCGGCTGCGATCTCGTACTGCGTGAACAGCAGCTCCAGCTCCGGCTCGTCGCCGGCCTCGATCGCCTGCCAGTACTGCTCTTCGGTCATCGGCTCGTCTGAGCCGACCGGCACGTACACGGCCTCTGCCGATCCGGCGTCGACGCTGGGGCCGATGACGCCCTTGTCGAGCAGCAGCAGCGCTTCGGCGACGTCCTCGGCGAGGCGCGGGAGGGAAGCTGGGTCGGCGTCGTCGAACAGCTCCCCGGCCCCCCACACACCCTGGGTGTCCATGGTGAGCCGGTCGGCGACCGCCGCAGCGGAGATGAGCCCGGTGTCGATCGCGTCCGCGACCGTCGCGATCGTGAGCTGCTCCAGCGACCCTATGACGCAGGACCGGTCGTGGCCCTCGTTGTCCTCGCGCTGCCACTTCAGCGCGAGCGGCAGCTGCCGCCACGATGCACCGTCGGTTGCGAAGCGCCGGCCGTCTCCGGTCGGGGTGCCGAGTGGGGCGAGCATGCCCCGCCATCTGGTGCCCATGCTGGCCCTCTCTCAGTAGTTTCTGAACTGGCGGTTGGACAGGTCGACGTCTTCGCCGCGTTCGACGAGGAGCGTGGTGCACCTGCACTGGATCCGCTCTTGCGGTGGGGCGTCGGGGTCGCCGGGGCGGCGGAGTTCGACTCCGCCGACCGTGAACGTGCCGCCGACCGGGGAGCGTTGACCTTCCGCCTCCCGGTGCGTTCTGCGCGTGCGGAGATCATCGGTGGCGAGCCAGAATCGCTCTAGCTCCATGTCGTCCTCGTCGTCCTCGATCTCTTCGGCCACGGCGGTCCACGCGTCGTCGCGCCCGGCGTTGAGGGCGCTCAGGGTTTCGGTGCGGGCGATCACGACGGCACGGTTTTCCCAGCGCTCGGTGCCGGTGGCCGACAGGACCTGCTCGACACGGGCAGCGATCTCCGGGATCGACTCGCCCTCCTGTGAGCCTTTCGCGACCTCACCAGCCACCAGGTCGAAGGTGCTGTCGGTGGTGCGGACCATGCGGTTCTCGACCGCGGCCAAATGCTCGACGACGGCGGGGCGCTGGTCGAACAGGTATCCCTCGCCCAGGAGCGGGACGTAGGCGGAGGCGATGATCTCACGGATCGGGCCGGTGACGATCCGCTCCACGGCCTGCCGCCAGGATGGTTCACCGGCCCATACGGCCTGCGGGTCGGGGCGGGGTGTGGCGAGGACCCGGCGGGAGGTGGTGACGAGCCACCGGGACAGCTCAGACCACGTCTCCAGGAACACGGCCCGTTCGGCGGCGGCGATGGTGGCCTGCACGGCGAGGCGGGCGGGGAGCCACGGGTCAACGCCGGTGCCGTCCCACACCGGTCTGGGCTGCTGCGGGGCGGTCACCGATCGCCCCACTGGCTGAACGGGTCGTCGTGGATGAACCGGGCGCCGTGCTCGTTCGCGAACCAGGCCGCGTCCTCCGGGCTGTCCGGGTAGAACGCCTCCCCATGGTCGTTGACCATGGCGTTGCGCTGGTCGGCGTGCAGGTCCTCGATGCGCGGGAGGGGCGGGCGGCGGCTCATCGGGCAGGGCACGGCAGCCTCCCCGGGCGTGTAGCCGTGACCGCGGCATCAACCATCGGCTCGGTGAGGGCGGTCCCGGATGTGAGGCAGCCGCGGACGAGCGCGTCGAGGCGGGCGGCGAGGTCTACCGGGTCGACGGCGATCCCGTCGAGCGCATCACCGAGGTCATCCCACGCCCCGGCGAGGAGACGATCCACGTCCATGCCGGCGCGGGTCAGTGGCGTGGCATGGACGTGGAGCTGGTGACGTGGCATGCCTGCGGGGCGTTGCCGGTGGGGGACGAGACGGCCCCCGGCGACGGACAGCGCGCGGCGGGCGGCGTAGCGGGCGATCGGCAGGAGCGCAGCATCCGCCGGGACCGGGCGCGGTTCGGGTCGGGTCTGCGACGGTACGGGCTGCTGCGGCGGGGCCTGCTCATCCGCTACAGGCTCGGGCGGCGGCGCGTCTCCGGTGTCATCGTTGACGGGCGGCGTGGCCAGCTCCCCGGGAAGGCCGATGATCTCCCGCAGCTCCGCCGACGCGAGTACCGCATCCGGGTTGGTGAGGAACAGCTGCTGGGTGAGGCGCCGCAGCCGCTCGGCGTCGCTTGGCTTGTCGGCTTCGGTCCAGGCGCCGGCATGGCGGGTTGCGTCGTCGGACAGGAGCATCCGGTCGTGGGCGGTCGTGGCGTCGGCTGCCCGGTTCGGGCGCACGGTGAGCGCCGACGTGTCGAGCGCGTACGCGTACCTGGCCGGGTCGACACCGAGCCCTACCAGTGCCGGGGCCAGGTAGGCGTCGGTGACTGCTGCGGCGATCGTGTCGGCGACCGGAGCGATGTGAACCTTGACGGCCTCGTCGGAGATCGCCCACGCACTCCAGTGATTGGACGAGCCGAGACCCTTCAGTACCTCTGGGGGGATGTCGAGGTCGATGCCGAGGGCGTCGACTGCCGCCGTGCTCCACGGCAGGAGCTGGTCAGACAGGTCCGACCAGAACGTCAGGTGCCGGATCTCTTTGATGGCCTCGGCGGCGCCTCCGACGACGATGGGTACGACGGCTTCGGCGGTGTCGCGGTTGCGCAGCGATGCGGCCATGGTGCGTTGGAGGAGGGCGACGAACCCGGCCGAGCCGGCAGGGTCGTCGGCTCCGCGGGGCAGGTCGATGCCGTCGGGGATGCACAGCAGCCCAGCCCCGGCCAGCCGCGAGTCCAACTCGGCGAACAGCCGCTTGCGGAGGACCTCCAACTCACGCAGGTCCGGGATGGCCGACCGTACCGGCGAGTCGGGTTCCATGGCGTCGTTGGGGTGGGGGGTCCACACCCGCTCGATGATGTCGACGCCCGGGCGGAAGGTGTGGATGCCGCCGCCGAGCCTCGGGGTGCGTTTGATGGTGATCTGGTCGCCGCGGCGGCTGATCTGCCGGCCGGTGACGACCCACCACGCGTCCGTGCCCTGCTTGCCAGCGCCGGCGGCGCCGACGACGTAGCATTCGCCCCCGACGAACAGGTCGATGCCTGCAAGCTTGAGTGCCTCCGCGCGCTGGTCGCCAGCACCGAACGGCACGGACGCGAGCGCGGCCAGCTCGGGGTCGTCGACTTCACCGGCCGGGTTGCCTGCGCTGTCGAGTTCGACGACGTGCAGCCGGCAGCGTGACAGGCTCTTGCCGACCCAGTTGCTGATGAACCTCAATGGCCCGGTGATGTCGTAGAGGCGCCACGCTTCGGCCTGCCAGGCGCGATCGCCGAACCGCCACTCTTTCCACGCTGCCGCGTCGAGTTCGATGCCGGCGGCGGCGGCGGTGAGCGGCAGCGGGAGGAGCCCGGGTGGCGCTACCTGCTCGACTGGGATCGCTTCGAGTGCCGCGGTCGGCGGGAAGGTAGTGGTGGTGCGGCGGTTGAGGCGGCGGGCCCAGCGTGGCAGTCGCATCGGTCATCGCCCCCAGGTCCAGGTGGCGCCGGTGATCTGGGCGACGGCGAGGGCGGCGGTGGCCCATTGGACGGCGGGTAGGTGCCAGCCGTAGGCGACGGCGGGGGTGGTGGCTGCGGCGACCCACACGCCGATGCACCAGGGGCAGCCGTGGCCTTGGTCGTCGAAGCCGCCGATCGCGTACATGGCGGCGCGTTGGGGGCGGCTGGCCGGGTTGAAGCGGGCGATGATGGCGGCGCGGACCGGCGCGGTGAGTTCATCGAGGGCGATGAGTCCGGTGAGTCTGGCGGCGGCGAGGGCCCACAGCAGGATGGGGAGCGCCGTGAGCCGCATGCCCCGATCATGGCACGTCACGGTTGGGTTGCGCATGGGGGCCATCTATCTGAGAATCGACGACTCGCAGCGGCACCGGTGGGTCGCCGAAGCGCGGCGGGTCGGCATCACCATCACCGACCTGATCAAAGCCGCTGTCGACGAGCGCATCGCCGCCGCCGCTGGCGACCCGCGCACGCCCGACACGCAAGGGGTTGACGGCGCGCACATTTCAGTCGCCCACGGCAGCAGCATCGTCACCGCGGTAACAATCCGCGGGTCTGACGCGTCCGTGTGGGCCGGCACCCCAACAGCGGCGCGGGCATTGGCCGCCTCGCTGCTCTACCAGGCAGCCGCGGCCGAGGTCCTGAAGCCGTGCCCGGCGGTACCCTAACCGTGATGATCAAGACGGTTGCGTTGGTGAGCCGCGACAACGGCGTCGGCCTCACCACCGATATGCGGCTCCTCGACGACATGCTCACCACGGCCGGGTATGAGGTGTCGTGGGTGGACTGGCGCGACGCGACAATGCCGCCCGTGGATGTGGCGATCTTCCTTGAGCTGTGGAACCACCGGCTGTCACGATGCGCCAAGCACACCGTCGGCATCTTCAACCTCGAATGGTTCCAGCGGCGGTGGACCATCGGGCTGCACGCCTGCACCCAACTGTGGGCCAAATCCGGCGAAGCACAGCAGGTATTCACCCGGCAGCTCGGACTCCGCAACAGCATCCACACCGGGTTCATGTCCCGGGACATGTGCGACCCGGACGTGCCGCGGGAACTCGCCGCGGTGCACCTGCGCGGCAAATCGTCACTCAAGGGCACCGGCGCTGTGCTGGAGGCGTGGGCCACCAACCGCGACCTGCCGCCCCTGACCGTGATCTCCGACATTCCCCTCGACGTGCCGGCGGGGGTGAGGCTCCTGCGCCGGGTCGACGACGCCCAGCTGTCGCGCGAACTCAACCGGGCGCAGATTCACGTGTGCCCGTCGGAGACGGAGGGCTGGGGGCACTACATCGCCGAGGGCATGTCCGTCGGCGCGATCGTCGTCACCACCGACGCGTCGCCGATGTCCGAGCACATCACCCCCGACGTTGGGATGCTCATCCGCCCCGTGTCGACTGGCCGGTTCCAGGGCGGGCTCGCCACGACGTGGCGGGTCGACGCGGCCGGGATCGCCAAGGCCGTCCGAGTTGTGGCGAGTATGCCGGCGGCGCATCGGTCGGCCATGGGTGCCCGTGCGTGCGCCCGGTTCCATGCCCGTAACGACGCCTTCCAGGCCAAGGCGCTGCAGCTACTAGCTTCGATGTGAGGGACGATGGATCTTCAGGGGATCATCCGGGCGGAGCTCGCCGCGCACGCCGAATGGGTCGGGCGTGAGGCGCTCGACATCGTCGAGACCGGGACGATCCGCGGCGCCGACGAGCAGCAGTACCGCACCGGCGACGGCTGGTCCACGATCGCGTTCGCCGAGCACGTCCGCGATCACGGCGGCACCTTCACAAGCATCGACCTTGACGTGTCGACGGCCCGGGAGGTACTCGCCGCCGCGCACCTCGACCAGCACGTCAGGCTCATCGAGGACCACTCGATCAGAGCGCTGGCACGCCTCGCCGCCCTCAGCCGGCGGGTCGACGTGGCACTCCTGGACTCCGACAACGACGCGCAGTTGATACTCCACGAGTACCTTGTGGTGTCGTCGATGATGCACCGCCCGGCGAACAGCCAGCCGGCACTGCTGCTCGTCGACGACGTCGACCTCGACTCGGCGCTGGTCGTCAAGGGCCACCAGCTGGTGCCGTGGCTCAACGCCGCAGGCGTGCCGTACAAGATCGTGCAGCGGGACGCGGGCGGATACACGACCGGCGTCCTCATCGCCCGGCTCGCGCAGGCGGCCTGATGCAGATCGTGATCGTTCCGGGCTGGCGGCGCGCCGGGTTCCTGGAGGCGTGCCTGCGGCGGCTCCACGCATGCGACCGGCCAGACCTGCGCGTGTGGGTGGGGCTCGACCGCGGCCACGACCAGGACTCGCTGAACGTCGCCCGACGCTGGGCGCCGGCGTGGCCGGGCCGGTACGAGATCCTCACCAGCCAGCACCTGTACCCGGGCAACTCCCATCACCTGCTGTGCATGTACGAGCGGGCGTTGGATCACCGCCCGGCACCGGAGCTGATCCACCTGGTCGAGGAGGACGTGTTCATCGCGGACGGCTACTTCGCGTTCCACGACCAGGTCCACGCCCTCGTCCCGGACGTGTTCGCCGTGTCCGCGTGCCGCGCCCAGATGTTTCTGCAGTGCGGCCCGGTCCCGTCACCGCATCCGGGGCGGGTGTCGCTGGCCCCCCGGTACCAGTCGCTGGGGGTGTCGTTCCGGCCCGGGAGGCTGGAGGCGATCCGCCCCCACCTCACCGCCGGGTACTTCCAGAACCCGGTCGGCTACTGCCGGGTAGCGTTCCCCGACAGCACGCTGCCGGCGTCGAACGCCGAGCAGGACGGGCTCCTCGACCGGCTTGTCGAAGCCTCCGGTACCGGGGTCGCCTACCCGTGGACACCACGCGCCTACCATGCCGGGTTCGTCGGATACCACCGCAACGGGGCACGACTTCCGGGCGGGCCGCTGGAGCAGGCCGACCGGCTCCTGGCCATGGGCGAAGACGAGCTGAACGCGGCCGCCTACTCCTACCCGGACCACGCGACCGTCGACCTCGGCACGGTGGCCGGACCGATCACCGAGGTCGTAGCGTGGCCGACATGACTATCGAGGCATCACCTGAACTTTCGGCCGCGCTCGCCAGGGCTGAGGCAGCCGAGCAACTCCTCATCGACTTCCTGGCACAGCGATCACGGGCCTACCAGCCTGCGTCGTGTACGCGCATGCGCTGCACTGCAGCCCGGAGACGTGCCGAACGCGATGACCGCACGCCATCGGAAGTCGCGCTGCACTACGAACTCGAACAGCTCGACGACGCGCGACTCAGCATGGCTCGCGGCCTGGCAGCCGAACTGCTCGCTGCCGCCAAGCGGGAGATCCTGCGCCGCGATGTTGAGGGGAAACCAGATGACGCCAGCTGAGGCACTGCTTGACGAGGAGCAACTCCGTCAGGTATGGGCCACGCGGGAATCCTTGTGCAAGCCGCACGCGGAGATCATGCAGGTCGGTAGGTGGACGTGGCGCGTGTCGATCCGCGACGGGTGCCTGATCTACGGCGCGGACGGCTACGGTCGGCGAGAACTCGACCGCTACCTGGAGCGGGAGGAGCGCCGAGCCGAGCCGGTGATCATCACAGCGAGCTGAATCCACCGCCACCACCGCCGGTGGCGAGGGGTGAGAACCCTGACGACGGCATCGTGCCGGAAGGGGCCGCCGACGTGTCGCCCCGCTGACCCCGGTAGTAGGCCAGGAGCAGCGCATCAGCATTGTCAGGGCTCCTGCCCAACCTCTTGATCACCTCCTCTTTCTTCTCGACCACGATCCGGCCTTTCGCGTCGGGCTCGTAGCGGGGCTCGAGGAGCTGAGCAACCGTGGCGTCGGCGTTGTCCATGCCTGACAGGTCCCAGCCGGCGACACGGTCTGCGGACAGCCCGCGGCCGATCTCCCACCAGATCTCGGCCCGCAGGTTCGCGTAGACGCGGGGTTTGGACGATGCGGAGCCGACGTTCACGGCGACGATCCGGGCCTTGTGGAGCCCTGCGGCGGCCATGTTCCGGAGTTCCCCAACGACACCGAACCCGACCCCGATCGAATCGACCTTGACGGAGGTGGCGGAGGTCTCCAGGATGGCCTGCAGCACCATCGGCGCGATCTTCTCCGGCCGGTCAGTCTGCGCCTTCCATTCCCGTCCGGCGACCCGACCGCGGCGTTCCCGGATCACGGTCTCGTCACCGCCGCCACCAACATCCACACCCAGCTCGACAGGCAGAAGATCGGCCGGCGGGTGGGGCTCGTCCGGTGGGATGCGGCACGCCGCCACGTCCGACTGCCGCACCACCTGGTTCGGGGCGTCCTCCGAGAACTCGCCCTTGACCTTGCTGCGGTAGATGGGATTGTCCTCGCCCCAGTCGCGGAGTTTCTCCTCCGCCCACTCGCGGGAAATCAGCACCCTGGCCAGGGCCGGCGGCACCTGCTCGCCGGTGAAGTTGGGGGTGTCGAACGCGCTGATGCCGATTGTGTTCCAGCCCGACCCGGGCACGCAGACTTTACGGAAGTGCGAGGCGGGGTTGTCGGGGTTCCCGATCGCCAGCATCCGGCAGTCCGGGTTCGTGGTAAGGGAGTCGGCCGCCACCCACAGCTGCTCCGGTATGCCGCACGCCTCGTCCAATATGACCAGCACGTACAGGGCGTGGATGCCCTGGAATGCCGACTCGTCGTGGTCCGACGGTTTCCGGCCGAACGCGACCAGCTCACCATCCAGGTGCCACTCGGTCTGATTCACCCGGCCGGGCAGACCGCCGACCTTGTGGACGCGGCGGATGTAGCGCCACAGGATCGCCCTTACCTGCGAGAACGTCGGCGCCGTTGTGACGACGAACGCCGTGCCGGGGGGGTGGACGTCGAGCCACCAGCCGGCGACCAGCGACGCAACCCACGACTTGCCGACCCCGTGGCAGGATCTGGCCGCGGTACGCCGGTGGTCCCGCACCGACTCCATGATCTGGGCCTGTTTCGACCACACCGTCTGGCCGAGCCGGCCACGCACCCACCCGACCGGATCGGCCGCGTACAGGTCGGCGTTCCGGGCGGACTGACGCTTGGCTGCGAGGCCGGCGAGCTGGTCGCGGATCGGGCGCAGACGTCGGACGTCACCGGCCCGGACCAGCTCGTCGATCCGGGCCAGGATCGAGTCACGGTCCAGCGTCGGCGTCGTCATCGTCGCCTTGGGCGAACCAGTTGGTGACCAGGTCCTTGATTTCCTGGCCGAGCTGTTCGGCCTCGACGGACACCTTCACGGGGGCTTTCAGTCCGACGAGGTCAGCGCGGTGGCGGGCGATCTTCACGAGCCGGTCGACGGCGGTGAGGACGGGACCGTCGTCGAGGAGCGGCTCCTCGAAGCCGTCCTCGTTGGCGACCATGACGATCCGGCCGTTGGAGACGGTGACGTGTCGGCGGGTGAGGACGGCGAGGACGGCTCGTTCGGCCCGGTCGAGCTTGTCGAGCTCCAACATGCGGTATTCGTCGATGGCGGTGGCGGGTCGGTCTTTGGCGGCGCGGGTGAGTTGTTGGGAGACGGCCGACTGGGTGATGCCGTAGTGGTCGGCGATCTGCTGCTGGCTGTGGCCGGTGACGCGCATGCGCCACATCTCGGCTCGGCGTTCGGCCATAAGGGCTTCGCGTTGCGCCCTGGTGGGTTTGCGCTGGTCGGCCACGTGTCGCCTCGCTCATTAGGGCGCTGTATAAGGCTGGCTATAAGCGTAGCCATGGCGATCATGAATGTGCCAGTGGCGGTGGTGGCTGGCGTGGTTGCCTGTTCGGGTGGGATGTTGTCTCAGCCGCGTGGTTGACTCGCATCGGTCGTTCGGAGGGTCGAAGAACGGCAAGCGCGCAGATAGAGCGCAGCTTAATTCGTGCATTCCGATGCATGCTGTGTCACACTATGGGCGGAGGTGTACCGAGATGGCACGCGGAACGACCCGCCCGGCACGGGCGCCGCTCCCGAGGCGGCTGCCGATGCCGCACGCCTACAGCCGCTCTGCCGAGACTGGCTGCTGCTCGCACCTCGGCTGCGGCCTGCCGCGCGGCAACGTGCTGCGGCACCTGCACGACTTCACCCCGGACCAGCGCGACAGCACCCGATGTGCCCGGTGCGGGCTACCCGCTGGCGACGTCCGACACCAGGACCAGGCGGCGCTTCCGGACGTGGCGATGGCAGCGGCAGGGGAGTACGTGGCAGCCTGACCCGCGCCTACCGCTTCTCTTCGCACCGTGTGACGGTGTGCCCGGTGCTGCTGGCGTGGGCGTCGGCCCACGCGTCGCGCTCGTCGGCGTCAGCGAACGGCAGCGGCGGCAGTCCGCACTCTGCACAACGCGCCATGTTCCAGGCCTTGCCATCGGCCGACAACGGCGTGATCTGGTACGCCCGCCACGGCCCTTTCCGTCGCTCCTGGTGGGGGGGCACGGGTCTCGCCGTGGCCGAGACGATCGGGGTGGAGTCCCGGTCACGGCGAGACCATCCCAAGCCTGTCAGTGTGACCCGGTAAGGTCCGCGCCAGCCGCCGTGAAGGCGGGTGAACCCGTGAAGGGACGTGGCGTGATGCCGAAGCAGACCTACCCCGACGAAGCCGGCATGTACAACATCCGGCTCGGCTGGACCCCAGGCGACGGCGGGCATGTGCAGATCGGGATCGAGACCGCCGATGGGCGACCGATCGTCGAGCACCTGAAGACAGAAGCCGCCGAGCACATGGTCGACGGCAACGGCGGAGATCCGGCCCCATTCAAGGGCCTGTGGGGCACGCTGCACCGCAGCGCGATCAACGCGCTGATCCGTGACCTCCGTCGGGCACGCGACTCGGTGTACGGCGCGGACGCCTGACCGCAGCCGCGACGGAGCTGCGTCGGGCGGGTTTCGGTGCAGCTCCGTCGTTGCCCCCGGTAGCGCACCTGCGATGGCGGTCGGTAGCTACCCGGCCGGTTCCAACACGCGGCCACGCTCCGCCCGCTCGTCGGCCCGCCGCATGTACTGCTCCTGCCTGCGCAGAATCCGCCGGTTGTCGGCGGTCACCACGAGCGTCGCGACCGCAACGAGCAGCATCCCGAACTCGATCACGTCGGCTTCCACTCCCCATCGGCGCGCACGAGCCGACGCACCTCGCCGGTGTCGCGGTCAACGACGTCGACCACCATGCCGTTGTCGGCGCCGTCCAGCTCGCCGCGCTCGATCACCAGCCGCCACGTCTCGGCCTCGAAGGTGCACACCGCCCGGCCGTTCATCAGATACCTCCGAGGAAACCCCTGGCTTTAGCCATGGGGAGAAAGTCAACTCAGGCTGCCACTGCAGCTGGACCGATGCTCTTGGATCGCGTTGCCGAGCCACATGCCAAGGAAGACGGCACCGACGACCACGCCGATGAGCGCTGACCAGAACAGCAGGAGCGCAACCTTGCCGATCCAACCAGATCGTGCCATTGCCCTTCGCGGAGACGCGCCAAGGGTGTAACTGTCAACGGCGCACCACGCGTTGTGCGTCCACGACGGATTCGTCCTGCCGCAGTGACCGCAACGCTTCACGTTCACGTCGACCCCCACTCCTTGCGGTACCCGGGGCGGCCCGCGTAGGCAGCGGCGAGAGTCCGGACCGTCGGGCACGGATGGAGCCACGCCCCCTCGTGGGGGTGATCGGGCGTCCGGCACATCACGCAGATCGTGTACGGGCCGTCGGTGGCATCGTCGCGGGTGACCGGCTGGTGCTCGGCGAGGATGTGACGGGTTGCTGCGATCCCGACGAGCACGCCGAACGCCATGCGCTCGACGTCGGCCCACCGGTAGTGGCCGACCTGCTCGGTGCCGAGCAGCCGCGTCTCCCTCAACTGCTGGCGGAACTGCTGCGCGTCGCCGAGGAGCGCGCGGGCCTCGGCTTCGTGCGCGTCGAGCTGGGTACGCAGCCATTCGACCAGTTCCCAGTCAGTGCCGGCCATCGTCACGCCCTTCGTCGATCAGTCCGAGCACCCCGCCACGCTCGGACAGTGCGAGCCCGGTCGACGGGCGATCGGTCGCGACACCTGCCTCGTACGCGCGTCCGGCTTCGAACGCCTCCGACAGCGCGTTGGCCACGGGCATGCTGCTACTGGCCAGCCGGAGCGCCAGGTCGGCGACGATGCGCTGCCTGGTCCACTCCGCGCGGGGACGGTTGGCGAGATTCGGCCGCTCGGTACGCCCGTCGGCGACGGGTGAGGCTTCGACGATCGCGGCGTGGTGGCCGCGCTCGATGTCCCCGCCGTACACGACGTGCACCCACCGGCCCTCGGCGAACAGGGCCTTGAACCGCTCGCGTGCCTCGTCGGCCGCGTCGGACTGTGGCCAGCCCTCCTTCGACCCGTCGGGCATGAAGGCGTACGTCGCGTAGCCGTTGCCGGCGACGTCGTCGACCGGTCCGATGACGAGATGCCGGATCCTCGCCGGCAGGGAAGCGCGGAACTCGTCGATGTCTGGCATGTCCATGCCGAGCACGGTGGCGATGACCGCGTCGTGTTTCGTGTAGCCCACGGGCACACGGTACGCGTCGGCTGTTCGTAGATCGCCGGATGTGCGTCGGCCCCGGAGCTTCCGGGGTACCCTCCCAGACCCAGGGCCGGCATCACCTTGGCGCCTGGCCGCGGGTTGGTTGTGGGCCGCGGAGTTTCCTCCCGGCCCACCCACGCCAAGCCGCGCCTCGCCACGCCATGCCTCGCCAGGCCATGCCGAGCCCAGCCAGGCCGAGTCTCACTGACTCTACTCCCGGACTACGTCCCGCTCGGCGCTGTCCGATCGTCGCTCTAGGTCTTCGACGCGTCCGTACAGTTCGCCGAGGAGCTGGTCGGTGCGGTTTTGCCGGTCCATCAGCCGTTTGTTGAAGTCCATCTGGAGGGCGAAGCCGCGGGCGATCGCCTCGAATGCCTGCTGGGTTTGATGGTCGAGTCCGTTGAGGTCGACGTTGGTGGCGTAGCTGTGTCCTCGCGCCAACGCACGGCCTGCCTTGCGGTTTTGCCCGTCGGCGAGGTCGAGGTGTTCGTGGGCTTCGACGACGCGGTACCCCTTGTTGGTGACGACTGTGAGTGCCCGCCTGTTCTGTGTGCTGTACTCTGCGGCGGCTCGACGCATCGCCATCTGGATCTTGCGTCGGTCGTGCTCGGCGTCCGGGTCAAGCCCGAGCTGCTCGGCGAGCTGCGCGTAGGTGACCACGTCGTCGACCCGGAGCGTCGTGAGGATGTCGTAGATGACCCGCCACCTGGCGACCTTCCCGATCGGCTCGAACGGCGACATGGTCAAAGCGCCTTCAGCTCAGCGGTGTAGCGGCCCCACCGTGGGCGCCAGTCGCCGAGCCCGATCCGGGTGCCGGCGGTGTTGGCGATGTCGCGTAGCTCCTCGAAGTCGAGGATGTTGGTGTCCACGGACCCGCAGGCGGTAACAGACCACTGCGGGAACTTTGGCCGTACCCGCATCACCCGCTGCGTTTGGACCTTGATGGACTTGCGGTAGCGGAAGTTCTCATCGGCCCAGAGCTTCTCGGCGTCCCGCGGCCCGTCATACTCCAGCGGGTACGTCCCGGAGTGGATGAACACGCCCTGGTTAACCTTTGGCCCGGACCTGGTGATCCTCGCGGCGTCGAGCAGACTCCGCTGAATGTTGTCCGCCGGTATGTGCGGCCCGACCTTCGAGTCGTAGTACAGGGCGCCGAGGAAGTTGATGTGCCCCATCTCGACGTGGTCGTCCTCGGTCTTCTTGCGTTTCCCGCTGATCTTCGCTATCGCCTTGGCGAACGGGTCGAGCGGGTCGGAGAGACGGCTGTTGTGGACGAGCAGCGGAGCAGTGCCGACGAGCGTGATCGAGAAATCCATGACGCAACCATATATGCCGACCGCGCGTTAGAGATCATGGGCTATATGTGAATGGTCCCGGCGTACTCACATACCCGGGACCCCATGCCACGCCGTACCGGGCCACGCCTGGCCGGGCCACGCCTGGCCGTGCCAGGCCTTTCCGACTGATGGTAGCTGACGACTGCGGCGTTGGCTCACACGTCGCACGTCTCACGTATCACGTTGCGTGTTGGGCGTTGCGCGTTCGGTGGATCACGCACGGCAGATCACATACGCATACGTAGCGGGACGTAGCGTATCGTAATATGTGCCGCATGATAATGCCTGTTATAATGCGAATGTGCCCATCGCCGATCTCGCCCAGAACGCGAGCGATCCTCACGCGTCGATCGTTGCGTCCGTCGCAGCCCTCCCGCTGCCAACCGACGACAGCGGCCGGCGATGGAACCTCAACACCGCAACCGTCATGTGGATTCGGTCCAGGAAATCCGAGCACACCAGACGCGCCTACTTCCGGGAGCTGTCCCGCTACCTCACGTGGTGCACCGAAACCAGCCTCGACCCGCGCGACGCAAACCGCGCCGACATCGACCTCTACGCCACCGTGCTCGCCGAACGATTCCACCTCGGCGACACCTCAACCCTTCGGGCGCTGTCCGCCGTGTCCAGCTGGTATCACTACCTCGAAACCATCGACGTCGCCCCAGGCAACCCGGTAAACAAGATCGACAGGCCCAAGGCCGACCAGGACCGGACGCCGACGATCGGCCTCACAAAGCAGGAGGCGACCGCGCTTCTCACCGCGGCTGACGCCAACAGCCCACGAAGCTGCGCCGTCCTCTCCGTACTCGTTGGGCTCGGCATCCGCGTTGGGGAAGCGTGCAACGCCAACATCGCCGACCTCGGACACGCAGACGGGCACCGGACCCTGACCGTGCTGGGCAAAGGGCGTAAGGAACGGCGCCGGGCGCTACCTCCACAGGTCGGTGTCGCCGTCGACAACTACCTTGCCCACCGAGCCGCAAATGCCGGCATACCCGTCGATCAACTCGATGGGCCACTGTTCACAACCAGGACCGGCGGCCGCCTCGACCAGCCAGCCGTGTTCCGCATGCTCCGCCGGATCGCGAAGGCGGCCGGCATCGAGAGCTGGCGCGAGATCTCGCCGCACTCGCTGCGGCACACCTGGAACACCATCGCCCGAGAGCGAGGCGCCGATCTCGACGCACGGCAGGACGCGCTCGCCCATGCCGACCCTCGCACAACGCGTCGGTATGACCGGTCAGCGCACCGACTCGACACCGATCCGGCCTACCTAGTTGCTGCCGCTACCGCAACTGCGCGACCAGCCACACCCGAGGAGAGATAGTGGACGAAATGGATACACCTGCATCTGACGGGCCAAGGAACCGATGCGGCCACCCATGCAAAGGCGATGGGCGCCCATGTAGGCGATTCAAGTCGATCTCACACGACACATGCAGTGGTCATCTGCCTGATGACGTGAAAACCGAGCTGTCGGCGCAGAGCAGCTCTACGGAGGTACGTCCTTGACTTCCTCCCCACGGCTAAAGCCCGGGGATTCCCGCAGTCACCTGCGGGGGTTCCTGTTTCGTGGGGGCGTGCCGTTGCCGCTGACGCGACGCGGGTCTTACCGCCCCTCCGCAGGCGTTCAC